CGATCGCGCTGGGCGTCGTGCTGCTGGCGCTCACGCCGCACGAGCGGAACTACACCGCCGACTCCGATCCCCTGCCCCGCCGGAGACGCCGCCGGGCCTGATTGCTAGCAACGATTCCCAGCGACCAACGTCCCGACCCCGCCCCGGCCCCGCGTGCCGGGGCTTTCCGTTGGTGCATGCGCCAGGTGCACGCCGAGCACCCGCCAGGTGCGCCCCCTGGCATGGGCTCGGGCAGGTGCTCGGGCTCGGCGCTGGGCAGGCCGCCGGTGACCGGCCGGGCAGGGCGCTGGGCAGTGCCTCGGGCCTCGGCGGAGGTATCTACGCGCGCGGGGATTGTCTGAGGAATTGGTTCTCTCTGTAGATCGACGGGCGCACGCGCGCGATCACCCTAGGCGGCGGGCTGGGCGGGGCGCTGGGCTGACGACGGGCCGAGGCTGGGCAGGGCGCTGGGCTGGGCCGAGCCCGGAGCGGGCTGCCTGAGGCCTCGGGGCGCTGGGTGGGCTCAGGGTAGCCCCGAGGGCTTGGCGGGCTTCCTGAGCGATCCTAGGCGCCTTGCCGGGCATGCTGGCGGGTGACGCTGGGAGACGCTGGGCAGCGAACGGTGAAAGCGGGACCAAAGGGACCAGCGCAGTGCTGGCCGCCTCGGTCCCGCTCGGGATCCGCTCGGGCACGCCCTCGGGCTGAGCCCAGCCCACGCCGGGGGCAGGCCGGGCCGCCCCAGCGGCACCGCAGGCGCCGGGCCGGGGGCCTCGGGCACCACGCGGCAGGCACCCGGGGGGCACGGGGGGTGTCAGCCGGGATAACCATGACGTACTGGACTTCAGATTTTTCTACCAAAAGGTCCGCTAGGTGGCAGGGCTAGAGGGGGATTCGAACCCCCACCCCCGGTAACACACGGGATACTGACCGTTATACGATCTAGACCTGCCTGACAGCCCCATCTCTGGGGGTCCTAAGGGTGTCCTAGCGAAAAGGGCTCACGGCTTTTACGCCCATGAGCCCCGAGAGAGAGAGACAATGACCTGTTCGGAAGTGGTCGCATCCTAGCACGTCTTTTGTTCGACGTAAGAAAGACCTTCCAAGATTTCTTGCAAGACCCCAGGGTTCTCCATCAGGAACCGACACACAGCCGTCTCCAGGACCTTGGTCTGTTCCTCGGTCTCGCTAAAGCCATACTGGTCGGCAATGGCGTGGATCAGCTCATGGACCAGGGTCATAGCGGCAGCCTTGGGTCCCAGTGAGCGGTTGATGGTGATCTTAGGCCCAGGCAGATCCGTCGAATACTCCCCATAGTCCTTGGTTTCAGCCCACAGGATGGGGATGTTGTGACAGCCGATCAGCACAGACGACAGCTTGGTGTGGTTCATGTACAGGAATCCCTTAGGTTAGCTTGGGTCTACCTGGGGTTACCCATTGCTTTACCTAGGATCATGATCCTGTTTGTAACCCCCTAGGGAATAGTGCCTTAGGTCATACCTAAAGTCATACCTTAGGTACACTTTAGGCCCCCAGAGGCCCCCCTACCCCCCAATCCGTAGGGTAGTCCATCACTGTTTTGGGGTCGTGGTAAGCGTTTTGGGTCACTAAGAAGTGATGGTTTGTCAGCTGCTGGAGCTAAAATACTACACTTACCCACAACTGTAGTCAGTTTAGACCTTCATCCACACGTCGCCATGGGGTTTCCGCCCAACGACAGCGTCCATGAACTTCTCCAGCGCCCTGTCCATGGCCTTGGACCTGTTCAGGGCGATCTTCTTGTCTGCATCCTGGGCCATTTGCTCGGTCCAGTGAGCCACAGCCATGGCCAGAGCGTCGAGACGGTCGTCGTGGGCCAGGGCCCCCTTGGAGCGGGTTACTCGGCTCATCTGGTACATGAGCTGGTAGTGCAGGGCCTTCTCCGTAGGCAGGTCCCTGGTCGATAGGTAATCCCGTTTGATGACTGAGATGTCGAAGACCAGCTTGTGCTGGTTCATCACCGGCTCCAGGGTGTCGATGATGCGCTTTTCCTTCTGGATGGAGTGTCGGGTCAGCTCCACCATGCAGGGGTGTTCCTTGGCCAGGACGGGCTTCAGGAGCTCAGCGAACATGCCTTGGCCAAAGTTCTCTTCGACCAGGATCATGTTGACCTTCTGGGCCTTGGCAATGCCGGCCAGCTTGTCCAGGACAGGCTGTCCATAGCCCCCAGAGATCCCGCCGGCGTCGGTCACGAACAGGACCCCATTGAGCATCTTGACGACCGCGTAGGCGGTCTCGTCGGAGCCCCTGCCTGAGGGGTCGATTGCCATCACGGAGCCCGTATAGGGCATCCAGTCGCCCACCATGGCCATTGGCTTGTGGTAGCGGTCCCCATTGAACCCGACGCAGTGCAGGTCCTGGACGGCCTGGTCGGTCCCCGAGGCCCAGATGAGCTTCTGCGGGGCCAGCTCGGGGTTCAGGTCCATGACGATCAGGTCATTGAGCTTGAGCGGGTAGCGGTCCTGGTCGCTCAGGCTGGTGTCCAGCATGTACTGGAGGGAGAACCCAGACCGGCCATAGGACAGCTCACGCTCCAGCAGCTCCTTTTCATCGAAGCGGTCAGGCTCGACCAGCTGACTGGGCTTCAGGGCCGACACAAACTTGGCCAGGCGGTCCCCGTAGTTGACCCTGTCCTTCTCCGAGGGGGAACGCACGGGCCAGATGCAGATGTTGTACCCACGGTCGGGCAGCAGGTTGTAGATCGAGGACTCTGTCTGGGGTGTCCCTAGGAACAGGACCTTGCCATTGGGCTTCAGGACGGCCTCAAACTCCTTGATCGACTCCGCCAGCTTCTCACGCATGTTCTGCGTGGCCGAGTTGTTGGGCACCTCAACGTCGTCGGCAATGACGATGTCGGCGCGGCTACCTGTGATCTGCGAGGTGATGCCCTTGCTGGTGACGCTGGGGGCATGCTGCGGGGGCGCTGGGCCCACGTCGAAGGCGACCTTGGAGAATCGTTGTGACTCCTTGGGCAGCAGGTGATTCAGGATGGGAATCTCCTGGATCAGGCGTAGGGTGAAGGTCGAGAAGTCATCGGCCCGGCCCTTGCTGGCAGAGACCACCAGGATGTTCTTGGACGGGTCAAGCAGCAGCTGATGGCAGACGTAGGCAGACGTGATCCAGGACTTCCCAACGCCACGGAAGGCCATGACCACGGAACGACGAGGGCCGTTCTGGATGTACTCCGCGATGTCGTACTGGACCTCGGTCGGCTTAGGCAGCCCAAGGTGATGCCAGACGATGTACAGGAAGTTCCTGAAGTCCTTCAGGCGTGGATCAATGTCTTCCATATGACTCTTCAGCTTGCTACCTTGTCGTCCTGGGCGGGGTCAAACGGCAGGATTTCGTACAGCTTGGACACGGGTGACCCCTTGGACGGGCTGCAATCAATGCCGTTGTCCTTGAGCAGCTGCCGGGCCACGCCAAGGTCAGCAGCGGTAGCCGTGCCGTTCTTGATGCGGTTCGACAGGTCTTGGATCAGGTTCTCAAAGAGTTCTCGGAGTTGTTTGTCGCTGGCCATGATTCCTCACTTGATGAAACGACTGAGCACGGCAACGGCCAGGGACACCCCTGCACCGACCACGGCGACAATCCCAACCATATAGTGCTTGTGTTCCTCAAGCTTCCTAAGGCGGTGGTCGTGGTTTTTTAGCTGCTCTTCCTGCATTTTCTGCAAGTTCAGCAAAGCATCAACCTTTCCTTCAAGCCGGCCCAACGCAATAAGGAGCTGCTCATTCATTACACTCGTCCCTGGAACTTGGCCTTGATGATGTAGTTCAGGACCATCGTCGGCTGGACGTTGGCGTGGGCCGTGCCACCACCGACAGAACTGGTCAGGCCGATATTGGCAGTAGTGTTCGACGCCGACAGATGGTAAGAATCCTGCCCAGAGTGGTCATTGTCGTGGACAATGGTGTTTGCGTTTGTTAGGGTTGTTACCGGGTTGTTTGAGGTTGCGTCCGAGTTGACCGCAAAGTGGGTGTGGGCGGGAATCTGAGAAGCGGTCAGGGTGTGGCCTTCAGTACCGCCGGCTTGACCCAAGGATCGCCCATCGCTGCCGAACTGAGCGGCAGTCAGGCGATCTGCATAGATCCCACTCAGGGTCAGGTCCCGGCCTGCCACAGTTCGCCCACGGAGGTCAGGCACGTTGAAGGACGTGATCCCGTCGCCTCCGTAGGTGTTGCTGATGGCAGCAAACAACTCAGCGTACTGAGTGATATTGAGCGACTGGCCGTTGCACAGGAGCCATCCCCCAGGAGGGCTGGCCCCAGCGAACGGCAGCACAATGCCCACGGGAATCGCCGTCTCCAGCGACAGGGCGTTCATGGCAGACTCACGGGAAGCCTGGGTGTTGATTTCGGAGAGGTTGTTGGATGTCTTCAGGAGGCCTGAGGTCATCGCTGGGTCAAGAGTGGTGAGAGTTGGCATGGTTTAGACTCCGATCTCAATGAGCATGATTCCGCTGATGGAAGGCCAGGGAGATGCGCCTCGAAAGTTGATCCCCGCCGATGATCCACCAACACCTGAAGTTCCGCTAGCTTGTCCCGTGATTTTGTAGGTAACCGTGTTTGTTGCGCCTGGGCTATGAACATCAAACAACATGACGTTTGCCGTAGTGTGGTTGCTTGAGGTGTTGTCTGTGTCAAAAGTACCGACGGCTCCTCCATAAAGCTTGAGCGTTGTCCAGCTGGTTGGATTTGGGCCGGTTCCGCCTTTGATTCTCAAGTCCAGGAAATAACCGCCTACATAGCTCCCTGTTGGCGAACTGTTTACCCACCCATTTACTGTGGCAAGAATGATTATTCTACTGGTTGCCGAAGTGGGGGTAATCGAGAGAGTCATCCCGGCAAGGTCTTCTTCGGTTTGAAATCCCGCCAGTGTGGTCTGCGATGAGGTTGTCATGCTGACCACCTGCTTCAAACCACCAGCCAAAGAAGCGAGGTTAGCCGCCGAGATGTTCCCGGCGATATTCACGTTGCCGCCAAACTGTGCGCTACCGGCAACATCAAGATCCACCGTGGGTGCCGCCACGTTGATCCCGACGCGGTCAGTAGTGGCATTGACAACAAGAGTGTCTCCATCAACCGCTGTGTTACCGGTAACCGTCAAAGATCCGAGCGTACCGACGCTGGTGATGTTGGTCTGCGATGCCGTTTGAACCGTTCCGGTGAGGTTTCCGGTCACATTACCAGTGACGTTTCCAGTAACGTTTCCGGTTAGCGGCCCAGAGAAGCCAGCAGCCGTAACTGTTCCGGTGACTCCAGCATTACCAGTGACGTTGATCCCAGCACCGAAGGTAACGGCGTCGTTGAACGTGGCAACATTTCGCGCGTAGCCGAAGTTGCGGATAATGAGCTGCACGCCGTTAGGCGGGGGGTTGGAGGTGAACTGAAGGGTGTTGGGGGCAATGATGTTGTAGTTAGCCGGGTTCTGAATGATGCCGCCGGCTTCTACAAGAAACATGTTTGAGTCAGTCCCAAACGGGATTGGGCTAGGGAGAGAGTAGGATGTGCCCCCATTTGAAGTAAAGACCCAGGTTTGCGGAACGGCAAACCCATCACCTTGGAACACGATGCCGTCAACGTAACCACGGGTCACGGCATCGGTGTTATCTGTGGGAGATGCCAGGTTTTGGATGCGCCTGTTGGCCGCATTCCAGTGCGACCCAGTAAGAGCAATAGAAGAAGAGGAGACGTGGGACTCGACCCAGCCCTTGTTTGTTGCGTGATCCGCAGCAGTAGGAGCATTCAGGTTGACGATCCGAAGTCCGACTGCATCCCACGCGGTCTCGCCGGCGTTTTTGGACAGGCCGCCAGACCCAGTATCTTCGGCCTCCTGGGTGATGTACAGAGTCTGACGTGCGGACTTGTCAAGGTCATCAGCCGTCAGAACAGATCCGTCGGTAAAGTCAATGACTCGCTCAGCTTCCGTGTTGGGCGTAATACGCTGGATTCGGACAGCGGTCCCAGCCGCAACCGCGCTGTTCAGGGTGATCTGCTTAGTTTGCTCATTCACCGTAAACGCAGTAGTCACTGCATCGTTGATGAAAACCTTGATGTGACTGATGGACAAATAACCATCAATCTGAGCGAACGAGAAAGGACCGGCAGTGGTCGTTGCGGTGGTATGCAGTTGATATGAAAGTGGCATGTTTTTACCTGTTGACGAGATCCATCAGTTCCTGAACAGGGCGACCCATCTTCATCGCCCGCTTGATTGCGAAGTCCCGTTGGACGCCCTGGGCGACCTCTGGGAACTCATCCATGACCTGCTTGAAGGCCGCCTTGCGATACCTTTCGACCAGTGATCGCATGACGCGAACACGAGGCGAGTCGTACATGTCGGTGGTCTCTGGGCTAAGGCGCTGGTACTCCTTGCTTCGGATAGTCTTGAGCATCGCCTCCCGGAGGGTGCGATTGCCAAGCTTGACCTGGCCGTGGAGTTCCATCCAACGGTCATATGCGCTCTGGCCCCCACGGTTCATGATGGTCGTGAGATCGACCCCGTTGCGGACTTCCCGAGGAGCAGCGAAGGAGTGGCCAATCTGATCCAGCTCCTTGAGGATGGCGTCGTCCTTGACCGCCGTGTAGGAGAACGGCGAGACCATGTCTCCAAACACCCCCTGAGGACGGGTGATCGCTTCACCGAACATGTTCCTACGCGGAGCGACACCCTGAGCCCAGCCTGGGATGGTGTTGTAGATGGCGTCACCCATGGTGCGGACATCACGGACCACCAGGTCATCGTCAAGCGTGCCCTTGGCCTGACGCAGGCCAGAGCTGAACGGGACGGCTGCGGAAACGTATTGGTTGACCAGGTTGTTACCGAATCGACCGGGCTCCTTGATGGCGTTCACCATGTTGGTCAGACCCGTGAGGTAAGACTTGTTGGTGATGTTGTTGGCCAGGCCCACGATGGTGGCATGCAGGACGGACTCCAGCTGCGGGCGCTGGCGCTCGTTCGCATAC